GAAGGCGTTGTCAATCGTGATATGCGTGCGGAGTCCCACGCACTTCTTTCCAAGTGGAAGAAGACCGGACTTCTAGAGGGTATTGAGACCGAGCGCAAGCAGAACTCAATGGCTCGTCTCCTCGAAAACCAAGCTAAGGAGCTTCTCCGCGAGGCTAACACCATGTCTGGTGGTAGTGTCGAAGGTTTCGCTGCTGTTGCTTTCCCAATTGTTCGTCGCGTTTTCGCTGGTCTTATCGCCAACGACCTCGTCAGTGTTCAGCCAATGAGCCTCCCTAGTGGTCTCATTTTCTTCCTTGACTTCACCTACTCTGGTGATCTTGGTGGACTTGAGAACGCACAACTAAGCCGTTTAGGCAACAAAGCCGACCAGTCCATTTACGGTACTGATAAGGTTGGTAAGGGTGTTGTCGATGGTGTCAGCCTAACTGACTCTTTTGGCGGCGACCTTTCTGGTCCAAGAACTGCTGCTACTCGTGGTTTCGCTTACGCAAGCCCAACCGGCTCTTCAACAGCAGCAGCAAGTAACACCAACGCTGCCACTGTTACCACAGTTATTAAGCTTGATGGCGTTGGCAATCTAACCGAGACACAGAAGGCTGTGCTTGATTACGATCCCGATCTTCTTGCGCTAACTGATAAGTTCGTAATTGTTCTTGATGTTGTTAAGACTTCTTTCGCTGATGGTGATGAAGACAACTTTGGTGCTTATTCTCTTGTGGATATTGCTAACCAAGCTGACACAACCGGACTTGCCGCCGATCTTAATGCTGGTGCTCTAACCGTTTCAGCAATCACCAACCTTCGTGCAGCCAGAAGGCTAACTAAGGAAGTTGGCGCTGACACTCGTGGCGCCCCATTCCAGTCTGGTATTGATGCACAAGCTGCTGCTATTCGTTTCTACATTATTAGTGACGAAACACAGACCGAGCATTCAACCCCAGCCGTTGTTGGGGCACCTCTCATCGCCGGAACCGTTAAGTTCCCTCTTCGCGATCAGATTGATGCTGCTGCTACTGTTGGTGCAGTCATTGGTGCGACCCCTTGGGGACTTGAAGGCAACGCCGACATCCCCGAGATCGACATCAAGGTTGACTCAATCGCAGTTACCGCTCAGACTAAGAAGCTCAAGGCTAAGTGGACCCCAGAGCTTGGTCAGGACCTCAACGCATACCACAACTTGGATGCCGAGGTTGAACTTACCAGTCTTCTCTCCGAGCAGATTGCTCTTGAGATTGACCGTGAGATTCTTGCTGACCTTGTGAATGGTGCTACCGCAGCTACTCGTTACTGGTCTCGTGCCCCTGGTCTCTTTGTTGATTCCAATGGCAACGAACTAGGCGCAACATCTGATGCTCCTGACTTCACCGGTA